ATTGGATTTTTTGACTGCTTGGGAGGATCAGTTACTTTTTCAACAGTGGTCGTTATTTCTTTAGCCATGCTATCGTCTACTTGGTTTCATTCCTCTGATTTCACCACACAATTCCTTGATCGCCATCGTCTGCTCATTTAATGCAGACTGAAAATTCTCGTTCCTAGTATTACTCAAGTTAATCACATCAATAAGTCGTGAATCAGCTACTGTATCCTTTTCCTGCCAACTTTTAACTTCGTCACGATGTGCTTGTGCGGTCTTATAAATATAAAAAAAAGTAGCACCAATAATTACTGCTGGTAAGCCGATCCTTTCGACTAATTGCATGAAACTATCTACTTCCATAAGGATTTCTGGATGTGTTTTTCCTGTTGCATAGGCGTAATCCGCAGGATTCATGGCTTCGGATATTTATCCTTAGTCTTCACTAGAACTTAGTGTCGCTAGAGTCTTAGTTGCTGATCCGTCTTTAATATTATCTACTTGTAGATCACTTGGCATGTTTTACTCTGGTTTAGTTGGAAATTCTATCTTGTTAAGATCTGAAAAATCCATGTCTCTCAAACTTTGTCTGTAGGTTTTCCATTCTGTTAATTTTGATTCAGAAAGCCCTCTGTCAGATACCAAATAAGAATCAGACTCAGCCAGTAAGGAATTACGCATAGCTCTTTTGTCGGCAATAGCCCAATCGGAATTAGTTGCATGGTTAGAGACCGAAACTCTGTCACCGTTATTAATTTTTAAGTATGCCATACATAGTCTTTAAGAATTATTATATCCAAAAACATATACACCTCCCTCAGCATTAACAGTCCACTTATTACTACTGCCTCCACCTTTTATATTAAACCCTCTGATTTTTGTGCCGGAACTTCCACTACCAGTACCTTTATACACACAGGATAGGACTGACGTAGTGTGATGACCGTCACCTCTGGTAAAAGCTAGATGACCGTGGACTTGTGAATAGGTATTTTCAGTGCGTGTACCAGAAAAAATTAACTCCCCACACATTCCTTCTTTTGCACCAGAAGCCGCACCCATGTTTCCACTCAACTTCATATTAGCCTCTGATTCACCTGTAAATATACGATCCGTACCACCACTGTCTTTCGCTATATTAGCGTACCAATAATGTGACCCACCTATCTCGCTTCCTTCGTCATCTATAAAACGTAAGTATACTTCTGCTGTATCCATGTTCGTTGCACCTATCATACTTTCAATCACAATTGAATAGGATTCATAGGTGTCACTAAATACATTATCTACTGCGAAAACACTACTATCTGGGGCTGGACCTTGTTTATATGCAACCAAGGTATATCCACCAGCAATAGCTTCAAAAGCAGGGGCAGTTCCAGTACCTGTAGATGTTAGCACATGACCATCAGTTCCTAGATGAGCTAACTTATCTAAGTTAATCGCATCATCTGCTATTCTTGCAGTTGCAAAAGTACCAGAAACTATTGCCCCAGCTTGTCCGTGTGCTAATGTAGTTGCTTTAGTTGTTGCCATTAAGCCATTATTTATTCAGGTTTACTGGGCCATGTTATATTGTCAGGATCGCTAAAATCCATATCTCTTAATGCTTTTCTGTAAGTTTTCCATTCAGCTTTTTTAGTAGTAGGAAAATCTTCAGTTACAAAACAATCTGTAGTAGACAAAATATAATTTCTTTCTACTCTAAGATTTGCCTGTTTTAGTTCCTTTTCAGTATGATCATTTTTCAAATAAACTGGTTGACCAGAACCCAAAGTTATTGTGTACATAATTAATCTTTTATTCCGTAAAGAACAAATTTACCTGCAGATATATTACCAGAACCACTTAATAGAAACTGGAATTCTGTCAATGCTGTGGTTATTGCAGAAGATGTATTATAAGAAGCCACAAAAGTTGAGTGACTTACCCTATTGCTTTCATCTTCGCTAATTGCACAAGTACCAAATGCTTGTTTTAACTTTGATGTAGAATAAGGTTGCGGTAAATACACAAACCCAGTTGCATGACAACTACCAGTAACTTCAACAGAATCATTCATTGCATAACCCATATAAAAACTGGTTCCGCTATGTGACTGTTGACGTAGGATTGCATCTACATCACTCCTCCATGTTGCTGTTGAAAACCTGTAACTACCTGCGCTTAATATGCCCCCAACATTAAAACGTCCATAAACGTTTGAACCACTAGCACTTACACTAAAATTAACAAATTTTATACAATACAAGTCATAAGAGCTACTAAGTAATGTTGAAGATCCCATTTCAATAGTTGTTTGTCCACTTGCAGTTTTTTCTTCAAGTTTTACCCACGCTCCACCAGAAGCATCCTCAAAAGCAGGAGGTGATCCTGCACCAGTAGATGTTAAAACCTGACCATCTGTTCCAGGGCCAACTGCACTAGGATTTCCTGAAGCATCATAGGTAATTATTTGCCCATCGGTCCCTGATGCCATTTTTGCTAGAGTAATAGCATCATCTGCTATGTTTGCAGTTGGAAAAGTACCAGAAGTAATGCTTGATGCATCTATACCATCACCAAAGTTGGCAATATCTCTAGCACGTGTCATTCGCCCTCTTTATTTTCTTCTACCTGTTCTTTCAAAAACTTTGCGTAGTTTTCTTTTACTGAATTAGTCATAACTGCTGTAAATTGTTCCTTTACTACATCATCAGTTATGTTTGAAACATCATGATCAGGGTTCAGAACATACCGATTATAACTACCTGAAATTCTAGCTCCATTTTCAATGATTTGTTTGTCTTCTCTAACCTGTAAAAGGTAATAATCTTTTACTCTTACTATCTCAATTTTGTCTGTTACTGTTTTCTTTGAAAGTGCCATAATTTATGCCGTAAAATAGGTTACTGTGTATCCATACCATTGATTTTCTAAAGCGCCAGTATAAGTGGCCGAAGCGCCATTTGCATTATCCATTTTTTGGATTCTGCCATAACTAGCCCCTGGAACAACTTGAAAAACAAACTGCTCTTTAGCACTATCGTTTATTTGATACCAATAAAGACTTCCGTAACATTCGCTTTCATTTTCTGATTGACTGTTACAAGCGAAGGGCAGGCTAAATCTAATATCCCCCGTTGGGCTAGAACTAGAACTAATTAACATCCTACAAGTCGCTGTTACCATTCTTCCAATTTTCGTATAACTACCAGTGTTATAATCGGAATTTAAAGTTGTTGACCCACTTGTGCTACTTGTAACAGTTTGTGTAAAAGTCCCTTCTTCATAATCGTCTAATATTGCACTTGAACTACCACCTCCTGATCCAGATGTAGCAGTAAAATCTATTCCTTTTCCTGATGTCCCAATGACTATGTTGCCACTTCCAACTGTGACATTCCCATTGTCACCTTCTACATTCAACTTCCCAGTACCAACATTGAAATCATCCCCTGCATCAGTTCCTAAAGTAACGCCAATTGAAGTACCAGCATCAGAGGAAATCGTATCGAGTGAAATATCTCCAACATTAGTTATGTTGTTGTCACCAAAACTTACGTTACCAATGAAAGTACCACCACCAACAGGGACAAAGTTAGCATTATCGAGCGCTCCTATAACCTGCACCATGATAACATCACTAGCGGTCAGCGTAGCACCACCAATTGTAAGCGTGTTAGCACTAGCATCCAACGTATAGTCAGAGTCATCCAGCAACACACCATTCATATACACATTAACTAAATCACTAGCTACATGATCAATACTTGCAAACACATTCCAGCCACCACCAGAAGCAGGGGTAGGATTATATGTCGTTACTGTGTTTCCTGCTAATGAAACTTGACCAATACATTCGATAACATCTGAAGCAACTAAAGCTATTCCAGTTTTTAATGTGATGGATGACCCTTGACCAGTTTGTGCATCGATATCGTAATCGTGATTGCTGTTCCCAGGATGATCGCCAATGAGCTTAATCCCATTTAAATAAACATCGACTCTTCTCTCATTATAGCTAACTGCTAAAATAGGATCAGTATCAGTTCTGCCAGTATAAAATCTTCTATCTATTCCAACATTATCAATCGAAAACCCAATAATGCCGTAGGTGTCCATACTCATGTGATCACCAAGGCTGAGACCATTGTTTTAGCACTCCCTGCTGTCACTTTTGCTTTCAGGTTCTCGTTTT